CTGCAAGAGCAGTGCCTGTGGTCCCAAATTTTACCCAGGGCTCAATGACCAGCCATACTGAAACAACGTCTACCGTTACAGAGACGATAAATAGCATGGATTATAATACAGGCTGGCAGTATGTAGTGACTGGCACCAACGTAGAATCTAGCGGAGACAGTCTAGTACCAACGGGTGCTGGATCAATTAACGCTACACAAGTAACATTAGACGGAGTGACTTCGACATGGAACGGATTGAATCTAACAGACAGACCCGACTTCACAATAGTAACACCAGGAGCAGCCTTTCAATTTACGGAAAGTTATCAAGGACCTGGCCTTTCAAATCACACCGTCATACAAAGAACGACAACTATAAACAGCGTCACAGATACAACAAGCACCTTTACGCAATAGCAACTATTGGTAGTCTTTTATCTCCTAACGTCGCATTAGCAGCAGACGTTGGTGGTGTTAGTGCTACTGCAAATCCTATCGCCAACTCTTCAGGCTCAGTCACCAACCAGGCGATACAGGTTTTACAAGGTCCGTACATAACTAACACCTATGGTAATGGTATACAGTGCCAAGGTGCTACCATGAACGTAACTCCCTATGTTACAGGAGGTATGGCATTTAAGAGACCATACGAGGCATACTATGACGAGCCAGTGTATGACGTTCATGATGCTGATGACGATGGACAGATAGACAATCCAGGAAATATTTTATATTATATGCCAACAAGAACGAATCAATCGGATAGTTATAATGTATCATTAGGACTCTCTGCTACTTGGTCACGACCATTAGATAAGAAGTTACAAGATCAATGTAAGGAAGCAGCACAAGCAAGTATCAATCAAATGGTACAGTTAACTGCTAATAAAAGATTAGACTTTGAATTAGCTCGTCTCAAAAATTGTGGTGAACTTAAAAAGGCTGGTATCATGTTCCATCCTAAGTCACCATACTATACCGTATGTGCTGATGTTATGTTAGTGCAACCTGCTGGTGTGGTAACTCCTCATATGCATAGTCTTGGTACAAATCAAGCTAAAGTAGAACCACCTAAAGAAGAAGTTAAAAAAGTAGAAGTCAAAGCAAATGGAAATGCAAACGACTTAGGAACATTCTCTATTGGTAATGTTAAAGACTGATGAGTATACCTAAAATTAGAATTAATGAAATAGGTACTCAAAATATTTGGAATGTTCAGAACGTTCAAGTTGCTGACAACTATACTGAAGAGATTCCAAATGTTTATGTCCCATCTTGGATGTATACACAACCTAATATCAATAATTTAATTCCACCAGTAGTTGTCAATATTGGTAATCCTATTGTCAATGTACCTGGTTGTGTAAAAGCACATAAAGATAATAAAAAACATAAGAATAATATACCAATCGACAAAAATCTTGTAGAGAATGATCCTGATGAAGTAATGACTCTTTGTGATGCTGGATATCCTTCATACTCTGCTATGAATTATGAACCAGAGCAGTTGCTTATGACTTATGAACAGAAAGCACCAGTAGTCCCACCACCACCTGATCCAGATATTGATACACCAGAAACACCTACTATTCCCAAAACAGGTAATGAAAAACCTGATTGTCCTGGTCCCACATCTCTACGTATTGGTGCTATTGGACCTAATCAAAAAGAAAAAGTAATGGGTCATGAATTACAAAAGACACAACAAGGAACGTGGATATGTGTAGAATTATATGAAGACATTAATATAGTAGAACAGTATCTACCCTCCGCACAAATTGCAACAACAACTGCATCCATCGCAGCAGTCGCAGGTGCATCTGCACTATTAGCAAAACCCCTAGCAGATTTACTACTAAGGGTTTTTAAACCTGCAATTAAACAAGTATTGACTAAAGTTAATAAAGCACTTGGTAAGACTCCTTATAAACCTACTCAATCTGAAATAAAAACCAATGAGTATAGAGTAAAGAAAGGTTTAACTGGAATCAACTTTGCAAAAAGAAATAAGAAAAAGAAATAATTACTTATCTTTCCAACCACCAGCTTTTAACCAGTTATTATAGTGTGGGTTGTCCCAGTTGTCACTGATCTCATAAGATGGGATCACAACCTCTTGAATATATCTTCTATTCTCTTCAACAAGTTTTACTTTGGCATCTATTTGAGCACCCCACCAAACTGCTGCACCTACTTGTGCTGCTAAGAATGTGAGTAATGGGATTGGTAAATTTTTCATTTTTCTGCTGCGTATAAAGCGAATGTAGAAGTAGTTATAACAGTCATCATGTTAGCAATGTGTTGTTTAGTATCAGAATCACATTGTTTGAGTGTAAAACACCCAATTATTGTTGATCCTACTATTCCTAACTGAAATAAAATTACAATCTTTATAAGATTTATAACCTTATCTTTACTGTTGTGGGACTTGTTCACGATAGTTTCCTGGTTGATCTACTCTCATAACACCACCTGTTGATTTAGGAAGCATCTCTGCTAAAGCACTACGAACTTCTTCTCTTACTATAAGTTGAAGTTCTGATTGTTTTGCTTTGACTCTTTTTTCAGGACCACCAGTTGCTTGATCAAGTGCATAGTTACCACCCATTAATGTACCACCACCAAGTACTGCTACTGCAGTACCTGTACTAGCAACCTTTTGTATATCCATTATAGAACAATAGCTCCTATGATAAATCCAATTACAGCGTTAGCACACTTACTCTGATATGGAGATAGATTAAATTTCTTCTCTATCTTTTCTAAAATCTTTTTATCCAGATCGACTCCTTTGTCGAATGAAGATTTAATTAGTTCTTTAATTTTTTTCATGGTTAACCCTCCAATAGTGTACCGTTTGCTCTACGAATTTCACGTAGTTGTTCAAAATCTTTCTGCTTGGTTCCTCCATCATATTCCCAAGCATACCCTTCAGTAATCATCTGTTCGTTTAATGAAATAGTATCCTCGTTAATATACAACCAACCAAGAAGCCTACCATACTTCCCCATGCCACCGACAAGTTCAGTTCTAATAGCGAGTTCATCACCATCTCCTGCAATAGTATCTTCAAGTTTTTTCTTTAACCAATTGGTAGCATCTATACCAAGTGCTTTCTCTTCAAGATCTCTTGTTCTTTTTTCTGGAGTATCGACTCCTGCAACTCTGACTCTTTCCTTTTTGTAAAGGTCGAATCCAAGATCAATGGTAACATCAATCGTGTCACCATCTAAAACCCTGTTGATCTCCGTCACTCGGAAGTTGTAACAAGACTTCCTGCTTGGTGGAACCATCGCTCCCATCTTCATACTCCATAAGTGTATTATTTAGCATATCTTCAACTGAAGTACGGGTTTTTTTTGATTCATGATCCCTCATCTTCTGTATCCATTCACCTGTAGGAAATGAATGACCCATGTGTGCTTCTGCATCTGGTGCAAAATATCCTGCACCAATAACAGCAAGTGCCACTGTTCCCAATAAGGTTATAGCAGCAACTACCTTCTCATTAGCACGTACTCGTGCCGTAAGTTCTTTTTGCTTTTCTATTAATGCATCTACTTTAGTGTGTAGCACTGCTATGTGTGCGTCCACTTTCAGATCCTCCAATGTCTTGTTGCTCATTAGGATACCATGTATCATACATGAATATGTAGTAAATTGCAATTCCCACTGCAACCAGAAGAATAGCAATCATTATATTAATAGACCAAACTACTTCAGACATACTTCTCCTATTTGAATACCATAATCAACATCAGGTGGAACTATTAATACATAACCAATACCCATATTAAATACTCTCTTCATCTCCTCTTCAGGTATCTCACCAGCAAGCATAATCTTACTAAAGATCTCTGGAAGTCTCCAAGAATTCCAATCAATACGTGATGTTAATCCTTCAGGCATAATCCTATTGATGTTCTCTTCTAATCCACCACCTGTTATATGTGCCATACCCACAATAGGTATCTCATCTAATAACTCATCTATCTGTTTTGCATAGATTGTAGTAGGAGTAAGAAGTTCTGGTGTAGGACTTGGATATTTAATCTTACCACCACCCCATGCTTCTTCATAACCTCCCTTATAAAAAATCTTATGCCTCCATAACATATCATTAATCAAACTATATCCATTACTATGAAGTCCACTACTGGGGAGACCAATTATTTTATCACCTCTTTTAATAAGACTACCATCTATTATTTCATTCTTCTCTACAATACCAGTACAAAAACCAGCAAGATCAATATCTTTAGCAAACCTACCATGTTCAGCAGTCTCACCACCAATAAGTTCTACACCTGCTATCTCACATCCCTTGAGTATACCAACCATAATATCAGCAACTCTATCATCTAATTTTACACAAGAAACATAATCTAAAAAGTATAATGGTTTAGCACCACAGGTAATAACATCATTAACACACATGGCAACAAGATCAATACCTATAGTTGTCCAGTCACCAGAAATCTGGCACATATTAATTTTAGTACCAACACCATCAGTACCAGATACTAAAACAGGTTCCTCGTAACCACGAGGAACCTCAAACATACCACCAAAGCCACCTATAGAAGGTGCTTTCTTTTTTAATTCTTTAACAAATTCATTTCCAGCATCTATATCAACACCAGAATCTTTATAATTCATAATACCATCTTTCCACCATACTTTAAATATAATCTCTTTACCTGTTCTTTGTCAAGTCCACAAAGATTTATAGAATTGAGTAGTGCCAATCTAATACACTCTCGATCAGATACAGGTGCTCTTTGTCTCCATCCATTTTCATCAATTATGGTTTTAGCACCAGCAAATCCATAACCTTGATCTGAACCACCTGCTTCTACATTATTGGACATGAATAACGCCTTTCATACCAGCACCCTCGTGAGGAGCACATTTGAAATCATAATCTCCTGCAGTAGCAAACTTAATTTCTTGTGTCTCACCAGGAGTAAACATCAA